TAATCGTCTATATGAATGTAAAGATTCTCTTTCACTTGATACAATAGTTCCACCAGCATCACTATCATATTCTACACCATCTTCTAAAACAGACTGAAATTCTTTTACATAAGCAGAAGAATAAAACTCAATCATTCTTTCAAAACGATCTTTATCTGCTTCTGGTCTAAATTTAGTTAATGTAGGTAATAAATATCTTGATAAAAATAAATATACACCAGCTCTTGTGAACTGATCTAAATTAACTTTTGTATTAACCATTTCAGCAGTATTTAAAACTGTGATGTCTGTATAAATATTGCTTTTATATGCTGGCCACCACTTAATTCTTAATTCTCTTAAAATATCATTTGTGGTTTGAGTTATAAAAAATGCTACTTCTGATGAAGTTGATGATAAACCAAAAGTATAGATGTCCGCTTGATAATTAGATGCATCTCCAGCATTCATAACATTTGCACCAGTAAAGTTAGTCATATCAACCCACCAAAGCTATTAAAACAACTACAACAATTATAATCCCCATTGTTACTTTAGGATTATCTTTTGCAAGTTGTATATATTCATTTATTTTATCCATTATTTTTTACCCTTTTTCTTTTTAGTTGTTTTAGGTTTTAGTTTAACAATATTTTCTGTTTTTGCAATATTGGTTTTAGCATTTTCTTTTACTAAACTGAAACCTCTAACTTTCCAATGTGATTCGTTTGCTTCATAATTGGCTTTTGCTCTTTTAATAATTTTACTGCCTTTTTTTAAACTTACCATTTCTTCCATATATGTTCTCCTGTTTTATTTATATCCTATGGCGGATTGCTCCGCCATAGAAAAGTGTTATTAGTTGATTACTGATTCTCCAAGTAATTCTACACCATAAGAGTCGTGTAATTCGCCAACACCATAAACTGCTGTTGCTACGATTTCATCTGCTCTTAAAGATGCGTCTCTTTGAGTTTCAATTTTCAGGTCTTGCATCATTGCTAAACCTAAAGCATCTTTGTGGAAAATACCACCTTTACAGTTGTCTGTGTCAGAAGTTCCATCAACATTTGAAGTTTCAAACATTTGAACTCCAGCGATGTTTCCAACATATCCTGTTCTTAATGCTTCGTTAGTTAAGTCATTAGGATTTGGATTAACAAAAGTATTAGTTAAGTTTTTCTTCACATTGTATGCAACCTTTGGATTCAGTACACCAGCCAAAGGCATTGGTACTGCCGCTTGTCTTAAAGTTGCTACTGCTTCAAAGATTTTAGCCACAGTTACTTCTGCTCCAGCACTACCTACTACTGATGAAAATCCATCAAATAATGCTGTTAAGTCTGTGTCTATTTTTTTTGCAATTGCTTCCCCAAATAGTCTTCCAATGTCTGCCGCAACATTTCTAGGAGATGCGTTTCTTCCTAAATCTGTTAACGTAGTCATTATCCCATTTTCACTTGCTGTAATAGTTACAGAAGTTGGATTGATTGCTGTGTTAGATAGATCAGATGCTTCCGATACCGCCGCCGCAGAAACTGCCGCATAGACAGGAACTTCAACTGACTTTCCACCACCGCTAATAGCATAATTTTTTACAAGTGGTCTCATTACTGATCTTTCACTTGCTACGAACAATGCTTCAGCTACTATCTCTGTGTATAGTTCCGATAGTGTAGAACTTGTGCTTTCGTTTGCCATTGTTATTTGTCCTTATTATTTATTGTTTAAATTAATCTGAGTAGGTTTTGAATCTCGTTCTTTGCGATACTCTGCATATTTAGCACGATCTTCTGGCTTACTCATATCTAAATCCTGAATATTAAAAGGTTTTACAGTTTGACCACCGACACTACTCTGGCTCCCTGTACCAGACTTTGACCCTTGCGAGAAATGTGGGTTAGCATCTAAAAACTCTTTTACTCTTTGTTCAATCGTAAGGAGTTCTCCTTTTGGGTTATACCTAATATTTGAATTATTATCAAGTATTTCTATACGATTATCATCAGTAAGTTTTATTTCAGATTTTAATAAATCCACCACTTGTTGAGGATTAATAGCATTCATTTTAGAAGCAACAGATAATACTGAATTATCAATACGTTCTTTCTTAATTTCAGATTTATATTTCAGAATTTCTGTATCTTTTTCAGCTATTCTTTGTTGCATTAGCTTTTCAAGTTCAGCTTTAGATTTAGCTTCTTTAACTTCTTTTTCTTTTAAAGCATCTGCTTCTTTCTGCTTGATTTCTTCTAAATGTTTATTGTGTTTATTTTTTTCAGATTCAAGTCTAGCTTTAATAATATTATCAAGCTGTTCTTGTGTAAAAGTTTGTTGCTTGGGTGCTTCTACTTTTACTTCTTCACTTTGTTGCTTTTCAGGTGCAACTTCCTTTTTTTGTTCTTCAGACATTGTTCTCCTTTATTGTTTAAGTTTGCCTTTTGCGTCATACCAACTGGCATTAACATAAGACCATTGATGCCGACAATTATAACCACCTCTGACGATTAATGGATTTCCAGCTTTTTTTCCTGTCCAACTTCTTCGCCAAATTTGTTTGACCTCATCAATTGTGAATAGTCCATTTCTTCGTTTATTATATACCCCAGATACCATATTTCTGCAATGGCTCTAGAAGTAGGTATAATTCCACCTTGATATTTAAGCCATTTAAGACCAGCTTCGCTTGACTTTGCAAGGTTAAGTTGTGCATCAAATTCTCTAATAGAATCATTCAAAATAGTACCAGCATATCGTTTCATATTTTCGCCTGTTCTATCTGCCGCAAATTTAGTCTGCAATATTTGAATATTCTTATCTAATTTCTTTCTTAATTTTCTTCCAGCAACAGTTCTCTTATCTATTTTCCTAATTTTCACTTCATCTCTTTTAACTCTTGATACTAATTTATTAAGTTCTTTATCATCTGCTCTTGCATACATTCCATTAATAGTTTGTCTTAAATCCTTTTCTAGTTCTACAAATTCTGCTCCTGTTAATGTAGCTTGATAAACTTTTTCTGTTAATTTTCTAGTAAAGGTATTTGATACATCTTTAAATTGTGTAAAGGTTTGTCTTTTTAAATTGCTAATTAAAGCTAAATTAGATTTGGTTAATGTTTTAAATTTCTTTGATATTTTTAATTTCTTAAATGCTTTTTCAACTCTTTTAGCTTGTTTGTTAAATCCTTGTCTTACCACTGTATCTGACCAAGCTAAATATTCCTTTTCTAAAATGGCTCTAATTTTAGGTTGCATGGCTACTGCAATTTTTAAATCAAATAGCTTTCCTACATTATTTACTGGTAATGATTTACTTGCCAGACTTGCTATTTGTCTTTCAATTTTATCTAAAGATTTTATTAAGGATTCGTAATATTTTGATTCAGCAATTTGTATTTGCCTAATTCTGTAATCTGCAAGGTCTTGTATAATATCTGACATTCATTAAATTTCTTCTTCCTCAACTTCTTCATCTTCCTGTTGAGGTTCTTCCTGTGTGAATTGACCTATTTCTTTATTAGCATCAATCTCGTCAAATATATCTGTTAGTTTATTATCATCATCTACAACTGCTCTAGCAATTTCTTTATCTATTTCTTTATTCAAAGTTGAAGATGGAACATTAATTGCTTTGGCTTGTTGAAAGAAAGCTAAATCAGAAGCATAATCTCTTATGTTAAATGAATCTGGATAATCTATTTCTCCATCAAATTTTGTATTTTGATAAAGTGCATATAATCTAAATAATTGTTCTTCTGCTAATTGTAGATTGTCTGCTTTTTCTGAAAGTCTTGCATTAAGTAATTCAAATTCTGTTTGTAAAGCTATACCTGATGATACTTGTGTTTTAGTTGTTCTGATTGCTCCTGTATGTGCTATTCTATTTATGGCATCAACTTTTTTTGTAATTGAGTTCATAATCGCATCTAAATTTTGTCCTGATGGTTGTAATAAATATGGTTTTAAATTAGGCTCCATTTCATCTGGCATTTCTATGATTGCACCAGCACCAGCGGAAGCATTTACACCTGGAGTTTTTACTAATGATGGGTGGTTTGTTAATCTGATTAATTGTTCTATTTCTGAAAACTCATTATAGATTGCTTTTTGTAAACTAGAAATATCCGTTAAGTCAGATTGACCAATTCCTCTCTT